CAAAGGTGAACGAAATGATGTTGAAACAAGAAACCAACGATTAATTGATTCAAAAGATTTACAACTTCCTGGATTAAAACAAGTATTACAACCATTAAGATTTTTCCAACCATCAAAACCAACAAAAGAAGATGTTATTGCAAGATTAGAGAGTTTTGTCCAAGAAAGAACAGAAGAACCAACAACCACAACTTCTGGTGGTTCATCAGGTGGTTCAAGTGGTGGTTCTTCCGGTGGTGGTTCAAGTAGTTATTAAAAAAACTTTGTAATTTGAGTTTTTTAGATTATATTTATTACTAAATTAAGGTTATATGATAGTTCAGAATAAAAAGCAACTACAAGAGATTATAAATGAGCACATAAATAGTGAAATGGTATTAATACCAACTTTATGTGATAAAAATCTGCATCCAATACAAAACGAATTATCGTTATTGTATGTAAAATGGTTATCAACAAATCAAGAAAATATTATCGTGCTGAACCACTCAGAACAACGACAAGATAACGATTTAAATGTAAAATTTGTTGAAAAAGCTCTTGACATTAACAAAGAAAATAAGTATATTTATAATAGGAAATCCTTCAATCATATCCTATCGTTAAACTCACTAAATGATACCAATTTGACCTTTTATTTAGAGGCTGGTAATCCACTTTACATTGATAAATTAACGACAAATTCACACGATTTTTTCAATATAAATTTCTATAACTTAAAAAATATCAACAGATACATACCAATTATGAAACACTTAGAATACAACAGAAAATTGGTAAACAAAATGAGAGATTTATATTATTATGATAAAAATAATCAAAAATATAACCAAAATGTAATCAATAATTTAACCAAAATAGAACACAATGGACTATTCACAACCGACAATGAATATCAATATTCAGAATATAATATCTATACTTCAACCGGTAGACCAAGTAATCGTTTCGGTGGTATTAATTTCGCAGCATTAAATAAATCTGACGGAACAAGAAAAAAATATATCAGTCGCTATGGTGATGAGGGTTGTATGATTGAAATGGATTATGATGCGTATCACTTACGATTAATCGCAGAAATAGTCGGTTATGATTTTCCAGAGGGTTCAGTTCATCAATATTTAGCTGGACAATATGGTGTTGATTATGATAAATCAAAATCATTATCTTTTAAATATTTGTATGGTGAAATACCTTACAAAATAGCAAAAGAAATACCATTTTTCTCAAAAGTTCAACAATATATTGATAAAAAATGGCTTGAGTATAAAAGAAATAATTTTGTCGTTTCTGATATTTATAATAGAAAGATTGGTAAGAATATTAGGTTTACTAATAAGAGTAAATTGTTTAATTATTGCATTCAGTTATTAGAAACTGAAAACAATATGAAAGTGTTAGATGATTTACTTCCAATATTAGAAGGTAAGAAAACAAAAATTGTGTTGTATAGTTATGATTCATTTTTGTTTGATTTTCACAAAGAAGACGGAATAGACTTTGTAAAAGAAATCAAACAAACTATTGAACAGAACAAAACTTATCCGGTAAAAGTTGCTTGGGGTAAGAATTATCACAAAATACAAGACATAACAGAGAAGTTTAATGATTAGATTAATGGAAATGGTTAAGTATCGTCATATTCGTCCTTTTACAAAGGTTGAAATGAACCACATTACTGATGAATATTTAAATAACAATAAGTATAAAGAGGTGATGCCTGAGTTCGCAAAAGATAAAGATGATGTGTTGACAAAATTACAAAAGATTGACCAATTA